CGTGCCCTCGAGCGCTGTCAGCCGCTTGGCCTCTTCCCACAGGCTGTCCTCGACGCGCACCAGACGCCCGGGGTTGTCCTTGCGCGGCTGGTTCGGCATCAGCGGTACACCACCTGTCCGGTGCGACGGTCGACGAGAACGTCACCATGCCACACGAACGGACAGGCGCGGGTGGCATACCGGCACTCTCGCGCGGAGACCAGCCGTCTCACACCGCGCCGCCGAGCTTGTGGTTGGCGAGCGCGACCCGGGCTGACGGGTAGATCGGCACATCGGGGTAGGTGGCCGCGATCTTCGCCCACCGGCGCCGCGAGATCCTGCGTGCGGCCAGCTCGGCGGCCGGTGACAGCATCAGGTACGCCTCAGCGCACAGGGCCAGGTCCAGCATGATCGCGTGCCCGAGGGTCGCGTCGGCGACCATGAGGCAGAAGAAGTAGACGCTGACGGCCGCCACGAGCACACGGGCGGCGATCACGACCGGCTGCAGCCACCGTGCGCAACGCGGGGCAGGGTCGTAGATCGCGACCAGGCGAGCCCTGCTCGCACGGAACCCGCGGTCACCCACGGTCGCCACACCAGCGCCCTCGATGATCGCGCCGACCATCGCGCACGACCGGCTGTCGCGCCACCGTCGCTTGCCGGTGACGTAGTCGTTGGAGTCGTCGAAGTAGGCGTAGAAGCCGCACTCGCAGTCCACGGTCGCGACTCCGGGCCGTCCGCGGTGCTGTCGTGCATGGCAGGTGGCCTCGGTCCAGCCGCTGGTGATCGGGTCGCGGTAGACGATGCCGCGGAGCCGGCCGTCACGGTCGACGCGGAAGCCGCGCTGACCGACCAGCACACCGGCCACCAGGGGCCGGTCGGAGAAGTCAGACACCTGCCATCACCAGGCCGGCGGGAGCGGGCTTGAGAGCGGGAGCGGGTTCCTCGATCGGTGCGGTGACCGGCTCGGGAACGCTCGGGGAGGTCAGTGGTTCGTATTCGTATTCGCGGGGTGTGTCCCCAATGAATCCCATGCGTCCAGTATCCGAGGTATATATACACCTGTCAAGAGGGAGCAAGCCTTTCTGTGGCACGGAAGCCTCGTCCGACTAGCACTTGGAAAACCCTTGACAACGTCAATCACTAGTTACTATTCTTGACGTATCGCAAGGGAATGAGGGACGATGAACAACGACATCAAAGACCTGGCCGACTGGGCCAAGAGCCAAGGGTGGACCGTCACCGACACCACGAAGGGCTACACCCGGTTCTTCAATCCCGACGGCGACTACATCGCCACCTACCCGGCCACGCCCAGCAACCCACGCCGACGCATGGCGGACCTGACGGTCGCACTCAAGCGAGCCGGCCTCCAGGTACCGCCGCCCAGCAAGAAAGAACTGCGCTCCAGGCGCAAGGAAGGGAAGTGACCGCCATGTGGGCCGTGACCATGACGTTCGACATCGAGCCACTCGACCCCGACACGGCCGAGCAGCTCGAGGACACGCTCTCCGACCACGACGCCACGATCGCCAACCTTCCCGGCGACGGCGTCACAGTCACGATGTACGACTCGGGCGACCCGATCAAGGCAGCCGCCACCGCCCGCGACGCCGCCTCCAGCCTGCTCGGCACCGAGCCGGTGGCGCTCACCGTCGAGGACGAGGAGCGCCACATCAACCACGCCAGCCGTCCCACCCTGCCGCGCATGATGTCCGCGCCCGAGGTGGCCGAACTGCTCGGAGTCAGCCGCCAGCGAGTCCACCAGCTCCGCGCCACGCCCACATTCCCGGCCCCGCTGTACGAACTGCGGACCGGACCCATCTGGGACGCCGCCGCCATCGAGCACTTCGCCACCACCTGGGAGCGGAAGCCCGGACGCCCTCGCGCGTCGTAGTCCACGAACCGTGTGTCGCTAGCGCGACACAAGCACCCTGCCGTACCCTGATCGCAGCCGGACAGAGTCCGGAGCAACTGCGAGGGTGAAGTGTCCCCTCAACCCAGAGCCCCGAGCGCACAGCGCCGGGGCTCTCGCCATGTCAGGGGGCAAGCCATGAGCGAGCCGCTCGGCCAGCTGATCGACGCACTCGGCGTCCAGCACACGCCCAACCCAGGCGAGATGGTCACCGACGCGCTCGTGATCATGAAGGTCGTCACCGAAGACGGCAACGTCCTGCTGCGCCACTGCTACTCCGACGGCATGTCGTGGATCGAACGCGTCGGCATGCTCCGCATCGCCGAACGAACCGAGCTCGACGACGTCAACGACGAGGACTGATGGCCAAGCGGGTTTGCGCCGAGCCTGGCTGCCCAGCGCTCATCGAGGCCGGCGCGCGCGGCGGCCGCTGCCCGGACCATGAGCGGCGGCGCGACCGGACACGAGGAACGCGCCAACAGCGCGGTTACGACGCGAGACACGAGCGGCTCAGAGCCCAGTACCAGCGACGCATGGACGCAGGCGAGCGCTTCTACTGCTGGCGCTGTCACAAGCCGATAGACCCGACCAACTGGACACTCGGTCACTGCGACAGTGACCGCCGCCGCTACCACGGGCCGGAGTGCCCAGCATGCGACTACGCGACATCTGGGCGCACCAGCTGCCCACACGCAAGCCACCAGCGTTGATCGAACGCAAGCGGCCGAACGGTCGCTGACGGGTGGGGGAGACCCCCTCCAGGTGCGCCCGCAGAGGACCGCGGGAGAGGTCGCTCGGATGTGCGCGGGGTTCAGAACTTTCGATGGCGGTCTGAAGGAGGCTCGCCAACCCAAGCGGCCCGGCGCGAGGCCGGTCGCCGCTCCACGACGCAGCGCGATGCTGCCGAAGGAGTGATCTAGCCATGCCCAAGGGCGGAGCACGTGTCCGATCAGGACCGCCGGGTGATCCGAACTCGCGGACCAGTGAGCGCAAGCGCGCAGCCGCGAAGAAGGCCGGGTCCAGCTCGGCCGGAGCCACGCCGGCCATCACCACCAGCGAGTTCAACCCGCTGTCTCTGCCTGCGCAGGGACGTCGCGGCCGAGCCCCGGCATTCCCGCTGCCGAAGATCATGCGGTTCGTCATCGTTCCCAACGCTGACGGAAAGCCGACACGCATCCCGGACACGGTGACGAGCAACCAGTTCCGCAAGCGCGAGCTCGCGATCTGGGCACAGCTGTGGAAGACACCGCAGGCAGTGGCGTGGGAGCGCGAGCCGTGGCGGTGGCCGACCATCGCGAAGTACTGCCGCATCATGGTCACGACGGAAGCCGAGCCGGACGCATCGGCGGCACTCCTCTCGCGAGAGCGCGAACTCCGCAACGAGTGCGGCCTCTCCCCGGACGGGCTGAAGCAGAATGGCTGGGCGATAGCGTCCGACCAGCTGGCCGAGAAGCGCGCGGCAAAGAAGGCAGCGGCTCCAGCTAAGAAGACGGCCGCGCCAGTCCGACGCCTGCGGGGATAGCGGCCAGTGACTCCCAAAGGATCCGGCGGCATCCTCGAGCCGGAGTTCCGCGTCAACTTTCCGACTCTCGGAGACCTGGCCGACGCGTGGATAACCCGGCATTGCCGTGTGCCCGATGGTTTCGCCCGCGGCCGTCCGATGAAGTTGGCCGACTGGCAGTTCTGGGTGTGCGCGAACCGGTACCGGATCCGCGAGGACGCGGTGTTCGTCGATCCATCGGTGGTGAACGAGCTCCTCGAACTCATCGCCCTCGGAGAGATCGACGATGAGATCACCAACGAGGATCTGCCGCTGCTCAATCAGGCGTTCTACTACCGACAAACGTTGACCGTCGCACCGCAGAAGACCGGGAAAGGACCCATGTCGGCGTCGTTTGTCGCCTACGAGGCGTGCGGGCCGTCGGTGTTCGCCGGTTGGGCCGAAGACGGTGACATCTATCGGTGCTCCGAGAACGGCTGCGACTGCGGCTGGGAGTATGAGTACCTCGCCGGCGAGCCAAAGGGCATGAGGCACCCGTCTCCGCTGATCCAGATCACCGCGTTCAGCGAAGACCAGGCCGACAACATCTATCGGCCGCTGCGGGGAATGATCCGCCTCGGGCCATTGAAGAAGCTGCTGGCCGTTCGCGAGGGATTCATCCGCGTCCTCGGTCTATCCGACGACGACGATCTCGACCGGATCGATGTGGTGACGTCATCGGCTAACTCGCGGCTCGGTAACCCGATCTCTGATGCCGAGCAGGACGAGGTCGGTCTCTGGTACGCCTCGAACAAGATGCTCGGCGTAGCCGACAACCAGAGGCGCGGCGCAGCTGGCATGGGTGGCCGCACTCACGCGACGACGAACGCATGGGATCCGTCGATGAACTCGTATGCTCAGCAGATATACGAGTCCGGCGACACAGACGTGTTCGTCTTCTACCGCAACCCGGATCTCGAGCCGACCTTGCGCGACGACAACGGTCACCCGATCTCCTTCAAGGAGAAGGCCAGCCGGCGACGCATCCTTGAGTGGGTCTACAAGGGATCGTGGTGGGTGAACCTCGATTCCATCGAGGCCGAAGCCGTCAGCCTGCTGAAGAAGAATCCCGCCCAAGCCGAGCGATTCTTCGGAAACCGCCTGACACAGGGAGACGGCTCCTGGCTCCCAGAAGGCCTGTGGGCGGCCGCGTATGCCGCAGCCTGAGATCACGTGGCTCGACAACCCGCCCAACGGGACGTCCGTATGCGGCGGGTTCGACGGGTCGCTCAACGACGACTGGACGGCGATCAAGCTCGAGACTCGTGCAGGTCTCATCTTCACGCCGCGATACGGGCCAGACCTCCGGCCGACCATCTGGAACCCGGCCAGGTGGGGCGGGAAGATCCCGCGGCACGAGGTCAACGAGGCGTGGCGAGAACTCAAGAGCCGCTACCGGCTACTGAGGGTCTACTGCGACCCGGGTTTCCACGATGAGACCGACTGGGCAACCGAGATCGAAGACTGGGACCTCGAACACGGGCCCGATGTCTTCATCCCGTGGCCGACGAACCAGATCGGGCGCATGTATCCAGCGGTCCGGCGCTTCGAAGCCGACCTCGAGAACGGCCTCATCAAGCACGACGGGTGCCCGATAACCACCACACACATCGGGAACGCCATCAAGATCCCGAAGGGCGACCGGTACTTCCTCGGCAAGCCGTCGCAGCACCAGAAGATCGACGCCGGCGTCACGTCGGTGATCTGCCACGAAGCGGCCGCCGACATGCGCGCAGCCGGATGGCCTGACGAGCCAGAGCTCCCGCCACTCGTCTTCAGCATGTGACCAGCGAAGGAGGTGCCCATGCCGACCGTCATGCAGTGGGTAAAGCACCTCCTCGCGAAGATCGAGAACCAGGAGAAGTACGCGCTTCCCTGGGAACGGCGCTACAACAACGAGCACATCCTGCCGTTCCTCGCGAAGGAGTACGCCGAGGTCTACCCGGGGATCGTGATCGCATCAGCTGATGGCCGAGTCGTCGATTCGGTCATCGCCGGCAGCCTTCACTCCATGCTCGACGTCCCGAAGTCAGGCACCGCCGGCATCGTGGTCGATGCGCTCACCGACCGGCTCGTCCTCAACGGCCTCGGAGCCCCAGACGACGCTCAGGCCGACAAGCTTCTGCGCCAGGCATGGGAAGACAACGACCTTGACGTCATGCACCACGAGGGGCACCGCGAGTCTCTCATTGCATCTCGGTCTTTCGCCTCTGCCGCACCTGAGGAAGGCGGCGACAGGGCGGTCGTCGGCATCGAGTCAGCGACTCAGGCAGCAGTTCACCGGCGACAGTCTCCGCCCTACGACGTCGATGCCTACCTGAAGATCTGGACCGACGAGTGGACGGGGAAACGCGTCGGACTCCTACGTCTTCCCGGGATCGACCAAGACATCGTCGAGGACGACACCGAGCACCTTGACCCAGAGGGCTCAGGAGAATCGTCGCGCTGGATCGTGAATGGTGACCCGCGTCCGACACGTCTCCCAGGTGTTCCGGTCGTTGAGCTAGCACCGCGAGCTCGACTGTTGAAGGAGCCGATCTCAGAGATCGACCCCATCGCGACGTTGATCGACATCGTCGACCTCGTCGAGGGCTTGCTGGTGTTCGCTGGACACTTCGGTGCGGTCCCGATCCGGTACGCGACCGGCCTCGACATCCCCCGTGACCCGAAGGACCCGTCGAAGCCTCTGCTGGGCGCCGACGGAAAGCCGATGGTCGGTTTCAAGCCACGCGCCGACCACTTCTGGTCCAATTCGAACCCTCAGGCTCGTTTCGGTCAGCTCGAACCAGCCGGCCTCGCGTCGTTCGTCACCTGGGCTGAGCATGCAGCGGCGAAGGTCCGCGCGAAGACCGCTCTCGCATCGACGTACTTCTCCCTCGATCTCAAGTCCCACATGTCGGCCGAGCTGCTGAAGACCGACGAGGCGCCCATGGTGCGTCGGGTTCGGCGCATGGGGGAGTACGGATCTCTGAACCAGTCGTGGCGCCGTCTGGGCCAGTGGATCCTCGCGATCGAGTCGCCGTCGACTCGTACCCGGGTGCGGCCGCTGTGGGAAGACCCGGAGACCCGCATCGAAACCCAAGAGGTGGACATGTTCCAGAAGCTCACAGCCGCGGGCATGGGTGTCGGAACGGTCGCGTCGAAGGTTCTCGGCTGGGACCAGGAGACCATCGACAAGGCGCTCGCGGAGGCCGACGCGATGCGGCAGAAGCTCCGCCAGGAGAAGCAGGAAGACGAGCTCGACCCGATCACGCGCCTGAGCCGAGAGTTCCTTGGCGACACCGCAAGCGTCAGCTGACTACTACCGTCGTCAGCAGCGCATCGTCGTACAGCTCCTCGCCGCGCTCCGCAAGGTATGGCGGCGGATGGACCCGAAGGCCAACTGGACCAAGCAGTACCAGGAAGACAGCATCGGGTCGCAACTGGTCCTGCTGACCTCATCAGCTCAGGTCGCGGCGACCCAGGACACCGACTCCTACATGGGTGATGTGCTGAAGGAGCTCGGCCTCGTCACCAGTCCCGGCACAGTGCTTGCCCCGAAAGCATTCTCGGGGCTCACCGGCAGCGGGCTTCCCGTCGAAGACGTCATGAGCCTCGCCGTTCCCAGGGCCGCGCAGGCATTCAACGCAGCACAGAGCGCGCCCGGGCCAGCCGTCGACCTCGACAAGGCGGCGCAGGAAGCGCTCGACCAGGCCGAACAGTGGATCGAAGCCGTGGCTGCCACCATCATCGCCGACACGGCCCGTGCGGCATCCTCAGCCGCTTCCGCCGCTCACGCTGAGGTCGAGGGCTACGTGCGCATGCTCAACCCGCCGTCGTGCTCCCGGTGCGCGGTCCTCGCTGGGCAGTGGTCTACCTGGAAGGAAGCTTTCCAGCGGCACCCACTGTGCGATTGCCGGATGATCCCGGCCAGTGAGGCCATGGCTGGTGATCTAGTTGTCAACCCACGCCAGTACTTCGAGAGCCTGCCATCCGCCGCGGAGCTCGCCGAGCAGCATCCAGGCATGACCGTGGCGCAGCGGCAGAAGGCTGGCCTCTTCTCCCAAGAGGACATCTTCACTGTCGCCGGTGCGAAGGCGATCCGCGATGGCGCCGACATCGGGCAGGTCGTGAATGCCCGCCGCGGCATGCAGCCGGCGCAGGTGTTCAACCGCGACCTGTTGATCACCACCGAGGGCACCACCCGTCGCGGTCTGGCGTACATGCGGTTGGGCGGCGGGTCGACCGATCGACGCGCGAAAGGCGAACGGTACTTCCGCACGACCAAGGTGCGTCTCATGCCTGAGTCGATCTACCAGGTAGCCGAGGACCGAGACGACGCCATCCGGCTGCTGAAGCTGAACGGCTTCATCCTCTGAACTTCCCGCTCGCGATGAGCGGAAGGCGCACGGCGCCGCGCATCAAGTGCGCCACGATCAAGGAGGACGCGATGTCCGACGAGAACAGCTCATTCACCACCGCGGAGATCCTCGGCAGGTTCCGAAAGGAGCTGATTAGCGAAGGATTCGACGCGGACCAGGCCCAGCAGCTCGCTGTCGACTGGGGACGGTCGCTCGCGGCAACTGGCGCCCCTCTCCTCACGGTGAATAGGGGGCAGGCCTGATGAATGCTCTGATCCTGCACCCCACGAAGCGACACCCGCTCACCGGGCGCCCGCTCGAGGCCGTTGGTGTGCGCCGCGATGGCCGCCCGATCTGGCCGATCCTCGGCGGAGACGACACCGTTCCGCCGGCAGGCGCGTCTGCGCAGCCGGCCGCGCCGCAGCGGCCTGACGGTGTCACTGAGGAAGAGTGGAACGCGCTCGGGGACCCCGGCAAGGCCGCGATCGTGCGTGAGCGCGAGGCACGGCAGGAGGCAGAGCGACAGCTCGCCGCAGCCCGGGCTCGCCCAACACCACCCGCGAAGTCGCCCGACAACTCTGGAGCTGGCCAGCAGCAGTCGACAGCACCTGCCCAGACACCGGCCACATCTTCCCCGGCGGCCGGCGCCGACCAGCAGGACATCGCCGCGATTGTCCAGCAGGCGGTCCAAGCCGCCATCGCTCCGTTCCAGCAGGCAGAGGAGGAGCGCCGTACTCAGGAAGCTGCCCAAGCCATCCAGGCCACCGTCAAGACGGCAGCCAAAGACATCCTGCACGACCCATCGGACGCTCTCGTCAACATCGACCTCACGAAGGTCGTGAACGAGCAGGGACAGGCCGATCCGCAGAAGGTGACCGCCGAGCTCGAAGAGCTCGTCAAGCGCAAGCCATACCTGGCGAAGAGCGGACCACGGTTCGCGCCCCCAGGCATCGGCGGCGGTGCACCCGCGGCGACCACTGACGCCGAAAAGGTCAAGGCAGTGCTCGCAGACATGCAGAAGGCGACCGGCGTTCGGCTGCCAACTCCCAACTGATCCCCGGCCGGCGTAGGCGCGAGGCCTCGACCACCGGACCCACCAGGACACCGACCCGAAGGAGATTCCAGTGTCCAACTTCGCGCCCAAGCGCACCACCTACGACACCGGTGACCGCCGGTGGCTCCGCGACATGCACAAGGCCGAGACCCACGGCACGACCGTGGCCCTGGCCGATGTCACGGCTGACGCCGACGGACTGGTCAAGTCTGGCTCCGTCGTCGCCGGCGAGGGCCTCGTACTCAACGACTTCGTGATCAAGGACGGCGAGAGCCACCTGATCACCGTCGTGCACGCAGGAACCGTCGACCGCCGGTACCTGCCCGCCGCCCTGAGCCTCGCCGATGAGCAGAGCTTCCCGGCGGTCGTCTTCATCAACGGCGACGCCCCGACCGCCTGAGCCCTGAGGAGAACCTGACATGCTGATGATGGACCTCGTCCCTGACCTGCGGCCCGTGATCCTCGCGGCCCGCGAGCTTCGGGACGCTCGCAACACCCTGTCGCAGTTCCTGCCCAACGTGGCGGTGCAGGCGATCACCTACCGGCTCGGGCGCCGTCAGCGCGTCGACCAGACCGTCCCGGTGCGGTCGTTCGACGCCCCCGCGACGCCGATCCGCCGTCCCGGCGTCGTCGACGTCCGCGGCGAACTGCCCGCGGTCACCCCGATCGTGGACCTCTCTGAGACCGACCTCAACATGGAGTTCATCCTCGCCCAGCAGCTCGCTGGGCAGCAGGTGGACTGGTCGCCGTGGGTCAACGCCGCGGCTGGCCTGGTCTCGCTGGCGACCGACAACACCTTCGAGCTCATGCGTGGGCAGGCGCTGTCCACCGGCATCGTGTCGCTGACCGCGGAGGACGGCACCGTCCACGAGGTCGACTTCGAGGTGCCGGCGGACAACAAGATCACGGTCGCAACGGCGTGGTCTGACGACCCGACGAAGGTGTTCACCGACCTGGGCACCGCACACGAGGCGTTCCAGGACTCCAGTGGCGCCCCGGCCGGGAAGATCCTCACCACCGGCAAGGTCTACCGGACCATGCTGAACGCGCTCGCGATCAAGTACCCGCAGGCCCCTGTGGGCGCGAACGAGCTCAACGCCTACCTCGCCAACCAGAACCTGCCGACCGTCACCACCTACGACCGGCAGCTGCGCGACGACCAGGGCAACAAGACCCGGATCTACCCCGAGGGGACGCTCACCTTCCTGCCCGACGGTGACGCGATCGGCCGAACTGAGCTCGGCGTCACCCAGGAGGCCGTCCAGCAGGTCCAGAACAGGATCCTCACCGCCAACGAGGCCCCCGGCATGACGATCATCACCCTCGGGCAGGACAACCCGGTCCAGCGCGCCGTCAAGGGTGCTTCCGTCGGTCTTCCGGTGATCCAGGACAACGAGGACATCGTCATCCTGTCCGGTCTGATCGGGGCGTGACGCATGGCACGCGTACTGAAGCAGACAGTGTTGGCCGACGGGGTCATCTACTCCGCCGGTACGCCGGCGACTGATGACCTGGAGGCCAAGGTTCCCGCGACGTTCTGGGACGGCGACGACGCGAAGTCGGTGCAGAGCCAGCAGCGGATCAGCAAGGGCTACGGCGACCACACAGTCGCCGAGCTCGAGGGCGAGATCGACGCCCGGAACGCAGACCGGCCCAAGGAAGACCAGATCAAGCCTGAGGGCAACAAGAAGGCTGACCTGGTTGCCGCGCTCGAGGCTGACGACGCCCACTCCGCGGGCGCCTGACGACACCGAGGAAGGGGGACGTACCCATGGATAACCCGGCCACGCTCGACGATCTGACCGGCCGCGGGTACGTCCTCCCTTCCGACCCTGTGGTCGCCCAGACGAGGCTCGACGCCTCGTGGCGTGCGCTCCAGCGAGAGCTGCGCGCAAACGGAACGAGCGTCGACGCCGTACTCGCGACCGGCTGGGCCACCGACCAGGACCTCGCCGACGTGGTCGCCGACGCCACGATGCGAGTCCTCGACAACCCCGACGGCGTACAGCAGGAATCGACGGCCGTCGACGATTACAGCGAGTCCCGCACCTACGCGAACACGACACAAGACCTCTACTTCACAGCAGCCGAGATCCGGCGGCTCCTGCCACCCATCCCGACCGCGGGGTCCATGAAGTACTGCTGATGAGCCGACTCACCGACACGCTCGCCCGCGGCCGCGCAATGGCCGAGTCCCGCATGGGCGCAACCAACGGCGGCTCGGACGCCACCATCCACCGCAAGACCGGCGAGACAACCACGGACGCGAAGGGCCTCGAGGTCCCCGAGTGGCACACCGTCTACACCGATCGGCCGTGCAGGATCTCCGGCACCGCAGCCAACAGCGCGCCCTACCGCACTCTCACGATCGCCGACGGCGTACAGGTCGAAGTTGCGGCCCGAGTCGCGAGCTTCAGCATCGACACCACGGATCTGAGCGACGGAGACCTGATCGAGATCACCGCCGGCGAACTCTCCGGAACGGTGTGGCAGCTCATCGAAGCCGACTGGCAGAACCAGTCCACCGCGCGCCGTGTACCGGTGATCGCCGTCGAACGTCCCGAGGAGTGGTCATGAGGATCCAGATCATCAACCACCTCGACGACCTGGCCGCAGACACCCGTACCGTCGCAACGACAACAAAGGCCCGCATGGCTACCGTCGTTCGCAAGAACGCCGTCGAAGCAAACCGGACCACGGCCCGCATCGCCCGGGTGTCATCCGGATCGCACGGCAAGCTCTACCCGCGGTCCTTCTCGGCCGAGGCCATCACACCGCTGTGGTGGGAGTACGGCCCCGACGCCGACATGCCACAGGGCGGAATGTCGTTCAACTCGGGTTCGCGGAACCAGCCTCCCCACCTCGACATCGAGAAGGGCCTCGACATCCAGCGGCCCAAGTTCTACCGCGACATCAGCGAAGAGGCCGACGACCTGTTCTGGCCGGAGTCCTGATGGACGCCGCGGCCCTCGACGCCACGGCCCACTGGAACGCCGTGAAGGCGCTCATCACCGCCACCGACGTCGGAGAGAACGTCTACGACTACGGCAAGGTCCCCGGCGCCGACGGCAACCCCGGCCAAGTGCCGACCTACTACGTGCTCTTGACCGTGGAGCGCCGGTTCGTGCAACCCGATCGCGGCGGCCGCGCCGGTGTCACCGGATGGCGCATCACCGCCCGATACGTCAGCACCTCCAGCCAGAACGCGCGCCTCGTCGGCAACTGGGTCACCAGCGCCCTCGACGGGACTCGGGTCACGGTCGACGGCATCCAAGGGACCTCGATCACTCACGAATCAACGAACGCTGTCCAGCCCGACGACGGCATGTTCTCGGGCCTGTCGCAGTGGACCTATGCGCTCTAGGAGGAGCCATGCCCAAGCTCGAGCCCGTGATCGTCGGGGGACGCGTCGTGTCCTACCGGCCCGCCGCCCAGACGGCGGAGAAGCCCGCGGCCAAGAAGGCTGCGCCACGCAAGACCGCCGCCAAGAAGACGGCGCCCAAGAAGACGGCGGAGAAGCCCGCCACCGAGAAGGCTGAGGAGGCCTGACATGCCGGTCGTCTTTCCTGAGGCCCTCAAGAGTGAGGGCAACATCTCCGTGACCGTCGTTCCTGTGGCGTCGATCACGGACACCAGTGCCCCGTCGCTGGCGTCGATCACCAGCGACGGAGTCAACGCGTCGTTCTACTTCTACTCCGGATCCGCTGGCGCAACCTCGACCACGAACACTGGTACCGCGCCGCGACGGCTCGGGTCCAAGGACGTGTTCAACGAGTTCGGTGAGACCACCCACGCCGTCGGTGACCTGCAGTACGTCTACGACCCGCAGGCCGACGACACCGCCGACGCCAACAAGGTCAAGGCGATCTGTGCCGAGGGAGAGCAGGTGTACCTCGTCTACCGGTACGGCAAGGACGCCGAGACCGACCTCGGCGTCGGTGACAAGGTCAACCTGTGGCTCGTCGAGCTCGGTCCGCAGAACGAGCAGCCCACCGGCGACGGTGAGTTCGACCAGCTCGCGATCACCCAGGCTGCGATCGTCAAGGCGCCGCCCGTCAAGGGCATCGCACTCGCCGCCTGATCCCTGAACGACCCCGCCCGGCTTGCCGTGGGTCGGGCGGGGTCTTCCACGGCGTCACGGCAGGAGTCACAGTGCCCACGCTTGCTGAACTACGCGCGCAGAAGTCGCGCCCAGTCCCGAAGGCCACCGTCACCGTCACGCTCGTCGAGGGCCAGCATCTCCTCGACGAGGTGCAGAGCCTCATGCAGGAACGTCAGGACCTCCTCGTGCAGCACAGCCGCACCAACGAGAGCGGTGAGAAGACGGGGCCGCCGAAGCGTCAGGGCGAGTCCCGGCCGGCACGCATCGACGAGATCGATGAAGCCATCAAGGCGATGGACGAGCGTCTCGCCGAACATCAGGGCGTTGTGACGCTCCACGGCGTCTCGGGCGGCGAGTGGCAGCAGTGGAAGGACAAGCACCCGGCGCGTGACGGAAACGAGGCCGACCAGCTCATCGCCGGCGGATGGTGCAACGCCTCCGATCTGTTCTTCGACCTCGGCCGCTATGTCGCGGAGTGGGACGGAGAACCACTCGCCGCAGGCGACTGGGACGGGTGGCTCGCTGACCGGATCGTCTACGCCGACCGTCGCAGTCTCGTCAGCGCCGTGGTCGGGATGCACGAGAACCAGGCGCCACGGATCCCAAAATCGTCGAGCGCCTCGTCACTGACGCAGCCTGGCGAGAGCGCCTCACCGTCGCCCGAAGCCTAGGCATCAGCGAGAAGCGGCTCCTGGGCTGGGAGCCACGCGAATACCACGAGTACCTCTACGAAGGCGACCGCGTCACCGGCGTCATCGTCACCCGCGACCCCGAATGGGACGACTGGGAGCGGGACAAGCTGCTCGCGCTTGCCGACTACGAGACCGACATCTGCGCCTGCGGTCTCCACGCCACCGTCGCCGACGCTGACCCCTACGTCACCTTCCAGGAACGTCGGTGCCCGGTGTGTGCCGGCAAGGCTGCCTACGAGCGTCTCCAAGCGGAACGCGACCAGAAGGCCGAGGAACAGATCCCCGAGAAGGCGCCAGCCTCGACTCCGCGGCCGTCGGACGGCCGCATCACCACGATGCGGTTCCTGACCGAGGCCGAGATCGCGAGCCTCACCCGTAGAGGTTCATGAACGTGCTGTACCACATGCCGGCTGCGACGAGAGACAGCAGCATCACGCCGACACCGTGACCAGCGCGCTTGCCGAGCAGCACGCAGCCGATCACGAACCCGACGACAGGCACGAAGAACGCGAGTAGCCAGCCGGCGATCACGAGGTTCGTGTGCGGCGGCTCAACAGGCCGAGGCGGAAGCGGCGCGTAGTTCTCAGTCCACTGCTGGCCATCCCAATAGGCCTGCGTGTTCGGCATGTGCGGGTGGGGATACCAACCGGCCGGAGCTGGCTGCGTCATGCCTACCAACAGTAGGCGCGCTCGCGGCGTGATGCACCGAAAACAACAGAATCGAGGTGGGTTGTGGCGACTCGTACCGAGCGCGTCGAACTGATTCTCGACGACCACTTCTCCACCCCGATGGCGAAGGCCGCGGCCGCCACGGCGCTCACCAGTCGAAACCTGCACGACCTGGACGGGACATCGGTCAAGGCGAGCCGGTCGACCGACGAGCTCGGGAAGTCAGTCGACAAAAACAGCCAGTCGATGCGGAACGGCTCGTCCAACATCGACAAGTACTCGGGCCGGCTCAGTCTGCTCGTCGAGGCAGCCGCAGCCATCGGGCCAGCGCTGATCCCTATCAGTGCGGTCGGCATCCCAGCGGTCACCGGTATCGCGGCGGGGATGGGTGCCGCGGCCGGCGCCGCGGCGACCCTGGAGCTCGCGTTCCACGGGGTCGGTGAAGCGCTCTCAGCGCTCGACGCCTACCAGCTCGAGCCGACTGACACGAACCTGCAGAAGCTCCGCGACTCGATGGCGGCCCTTCCTCCGGCCGGCCGGGAGTTCGTCCGAACGCTGGACGACATGGAGGCCCCACTCCGGGACCTCCAGGGGGTCGCAGACGCTGGGATCTTCCCCGGCTTCGAAGAGGGCCTGCAGTCGCTGATCACTCTGCTGCCCGACGTGCGTGACGTGGTCGCGTCGATCTCCACCGAGGTCGGGCGGCTCGGCGCCGACGCGGGCAAGTCGCTCGCCGGTGACGAGGACTGGCAGAAGTTCTTCAACTACATCAAGACCGACGCTGCCCCCACGCTCGACGCTTTCGCCCGGTCGGTAGGGAACTTCACCGCGGGGCTTGCGTCGATGATCACCGCGTTCGCTCCGCTGTCACGAGACTTCTCCACTGGCATGCTCGACATGTCCCGGTCGTTCCGGCAGTGGGCGGCCGGGCTCTCCCAGACCCAGGGCTTCCAAGACTTCATCGACTACATCCGCCAGTCCGGCCCGGAGGTCAAGGAGTTCCTGACCGCCGTGGCGCAAGCCCTGGTGGCCGTACTCAAAGCAGCGGCGCCATGGGGGTCGGTGGTACTCCCAATCCTGAGCGACGTGGCGAAGGCGTTCACGGCGATCGCCAACTCGCCGATCGGGCCGACGCTCTACTCCGCGGCCGCCGCGATGCTGGTGTTCAACCGGGCATCCAAGATGCTCGGCCCGAGCCTTGCCAGCACGACGACCAGCCTCCGGACGCTGCGCTCCGACATGACGCTCCTGGCCAGCCAGAAGAACGTCTTCGGGCCGGTCACGCAGGGCGTAGCGCAGGCGCAAGCCCGCATGGAGTCGGCGCGCGCAACGTTCGTCAAGGGCGGCGCGCAGCTCGCAGCGTTCAGTCTCATCGCGTCCGGTGTCGCGGACAAGATGGGTACCACCAACGCCGCCACGCTGGCCCTCGCAGGGTCGATGGCTGGCCCGTGGGGGACAGCCATCGGTGGAGCGATCGGGACGACACTCGACCTTCAACACGCCACCGACGGGCTCACGGACGCGATCTCTGCCGCCAACAAGGCCATGGAGTCAAACGACCCGAAGCAGATGGCCGCGGCATACAAGGAGCTGTCCGCGCAGATCGGCAAGGCCAACGACGACACCGTCTGGGGAACCCACTTCCTCGGCGACAAGATCGGCAGCATCATCAACTTCACGGCGCCGCTGTCGAACATGACGAAGTTCATGGGGCAGCTCACCGGAAAGACGGGTGACGCGGAGAAGAAGCTCGCCGAGCTCGAAGCTGCGCAGAAGCACGCCACCGCAACCACAGTCGACAACGCCGTCGGAACGAGCCAGGCCGCGGCAGCGGCCCGTGACTACGCCCAAGCCATCCGCACCGAGACCACTGCGATGGAGGCCAACCGGAAGGCGACACTGGCGGCGTTCGACGCCGAGACTGCGTGGCGGCAGGCGCTCGTCGCTGCACGGAAGCAGGCCGACAGCACCAACGCCGGCATCAAGGGCAACTCCGCGGCGGCACTCGCGAACCGGCAGGCGCTCTCGCAGCTCGCGGCGGCATGGAACAACCAGTCCGACGCGGTGAAGAACAACGTCAGCCGGTTCAACGCAGCCCGGACGGCGTTCATCCAGACAGCGACCGCGATGGGTGTGCCGATCAAGAAGGCCCGCGAGCTCGCTGACGCGTTCCTCGACATCCCGAAGTCGGTGGTCACGCAGATCCACGCCGCCGGCGGCGAGCAGGCCTACAACGAGCTGCAGCGCATCAAGGCAGAGGTCACCTCCATCCCCCGGACCTGGTCGACCACGTACTACGTGAACCAGGTCAACCGGATGAACAAGATCGCCGCCGGCTCCGCGATGCACATGCCCGGGTCTGCCGACGGCTCCACTGTGCCGAAGGACGGCGGCCCCTACACCGACCGGTTCCCATACCTGCTAGCTCCAGGGGAGCGGATCACCACGAACCGCGAGGGTCAAGCCGACAAAGCCGCGAAGACCCTCACGCTGATCAACGCCGGGAAGCTCACCGACGCGATGCTCGGCCTCGCGGACGGCGGCCGCACGAACGGCTCCGGCGGCGCCACCTACCCGGTGCCGCAGATCATCCGCCAGACCGGCATGCGTGACGTGTACGCCCCGAAGATCAGCCGCGAGATCGACGACCTGACCAGCCGCCAGCTCGCGCGGCTCGGGAGAGCGTTCGATGACCTGTCCATGACCCGGCTGGCGAAGCTCGGGAAGGCGCTCGACCAGGCAGCCGACGCGGCAAAGCAGCAGGCCGACGACGCACGCCAGGCGCTGCAGGACACCAAGCAGCAGCGCGCCCAGATGGCGTCCACGGTCGCCGGTAACGGCCGCTCGTCGCTGTGGAATGTGCAGTCCCAGGGCGGCGTGTTCGCATCCTCGTCCACCTCGGTGGACCCGCTGTCGATCCTGCGGTCCGACATCAAGAACGCGAACCAGGAGTCCGCGATCGAGAAGGCGCTCATCTCCAAGCACATCTCACGGGCCGCCCTCGCCGACGTGGTGCAGAACGGCGGCATCGCCGGACTGCAGCAGATCCAGGGCTACTCCCGCTCCCAGGTGGCTGAACTGAACCGGCTCTACGCACAGCGCACCAGGGCAACCAACCGGGCCGGGAGCATCGCGGCGAACTACTACTACGACGCCAAGATCGACCAGCAGACCAGGGCACTGCACCAGGCGAACGCGCACCTCGCGGCCATCCAGCGACAGCACGCCGCAGAGATCAAGCAGCTGAAGGCCGACCAGAAGGCCGCCGAGCGTCGCCACAAGGAAGCTCAGAAGTCTCGCCGCGAGAACGGGTCCCGCAAGGCGGTCGCCGCGGGGAAGCGGAACCAGACGAGGAGCAAGCATGGCAACTGACCTGACCGCGCTTCCTCCGACGTCACTGGTCCTCGGATCCCTGGACCTCGCGGGGACGCTGCCGCTCGAGGACGGACAGCCGTACCGCATCGGTGTCGTCGGCAGCGACGGCGGCACATCCTGGGGAAACCCGGAGGCCGTGGTCGCCGAGGTCGTCTCGCAGCTGCTCGACGGCGAGATCGCCACTATCACCGGGTTCGGCAACCGCGAGATCCCGATCAGTCTCATCGTCGAACCGGTCGACGCCGGTGCAGACGACGCAGGGGACGCTCTCGCGCAGGGTGAGGCCGCGCTTGTCGCGCAGATCCCGGACGGCACGTGGCGCAACACGATCACCTGGCAGCCCACCGTTCCCGGGGCGCAGCCGTGCGTGTGGGATGTCATCTACGGGCACCTCGAGCACACCCTCGACGACCTCGACGAGACCCTCGAGAAGCGGCGCACCTACACGTTGACGTTGGACTGTTTCCCGTGGGCGCGGCCGGCGCAGCAGACCCTGATCTCGGCGATCCCGAACCCGTCGTCGAGCGCCGCGGCGATCGCGTCGTCCACGGTGGACGACTGCACCGCGATCGGGTCGTGGCAGCCGTTCGCGAACACCACCATCTCCCTGGACTCGACCGGCGGTGGTGTGCGCGGCAAGGCCGACAACTCCCGCTACGCCGGCCTGTACCGGGTCGCCGCGATCCCGGCCGACCCGCAGCGGCCCTTCCTCCGTATCGGCGGCCGGATGTGGTTCAACTACACCGACACCGACGGCAACAAGATCAACGGCACTATCAAGATCCACCTCGACAACAGCCCGGTCGAGGTCACCCCGATCTCCTACCAGTTGACCGCCGGCGGCTACTGGTCAGCGGTCCTGTATGTGCCCGACGGGGTCGCCAGCGTGTTGTCGGTGGCGGCGTGGGCGGCGCGTGACAACCACAACGACTTCGCGGTCGTGCAGGTCAACGACCTGACCCTGCTGGGCACCACCGGCTACTCCGGTACCTCGCGGCAGCAGGCCCGCACCATCCCGGTGATCGGGTCGTGCCGCACCGAGGCCGCGATCGAGGTCAAGTCGCTGGACGCCGACGGGGCCGCGACCCCGCTCGGGGTCCGCACCATGGTGTACACCGCGCCCGCGTCGAACGGGTTCGTCGCCCCGTTGCGGGCCGACTACCGCACCGCGGGGCAGCCGATCACCGCCGACACCGCGGCGATCTCCGGGGCGGTCTCCACGCTGGGGGCGGTCAACGAGGAATGGCAGATCCCCGCGAACACGCTCCCGGCGGGCACCTATCAGCTGATCGCCCGGCTGCGGGCCACCGCCCCGGGCGCCCAAGGGTTCACCACCACCGCCACCACCGGTCTCGACGACGACGCGACCCTCTCCGACGGCGCCTCGGCCACCGACACCGTCACCGTCGACTTCGCCTACGGCAACACGTGGGACATCTACCAGATCGCCGAGCTCGACCTGCCCACGCTGAAGGTCGACCCAGAGTCCACCGCGACCCTGACCGTCACCCTGGCCGCCGCGAACGCCGACGTAGTGGACCTGGACGAGGCGTGGCTGGTGCGGGTCGGGGAGGACGGGTGCGCGGTGTCGCTGGTCGACACCTCCGGTGACGGGGTGTCGAAGCTGGTGATCAAACCCGCGTCGGTCGCCGAACCGCTGCCATCCATGTGGGTGGGGCACGCCGATGACGACACCCACGACATCGCCGTCGGCACCCGGGTCATCTGGTGGGGAAGCCACCAGTTCAAGCCCGGCCCGGTCACGGTGTTCACCGTCACCAGCGAGTCCGACACCGCGGTCACGTCGCTGCGCTACTACGAGCGGTACCACACCCACGTCGCCTCGACGGTGCTGCCCGCCGGGGCGTCGAGGGTGGATGAGCAGGCGTCGGCATGAGTGTGCAGATCATCCTCGGGGAGGGCGACCAGCAGGTGGTGCTCTCCAGTGTGGCCGGCTGGGGGTCGCTGACCGTCACCGACAAGTGGGACACCGGCGGCTCGGGGCCCTATGAGGCGACGTGGGAGATGACGTTGCCGCCGATGCGGCGCCCCAAGGGCCTGGACACGAACGTGCCGTGCGTGGTGATGGTGGGCGGCTGCCCCAGGTTCGCGGGCCGGGTACCGGACCTGGACTGGTCGGCCGGGGAGTTCTCCGCGATCGGGGCGGTGCGGGAGTCGGAGGAGGCCATCGCGCTCACCGCCGCGGGGTTGACGACCGCGACCCCGGATGCGGCGATCGACGCCGCGATCGCCCGGGGCGCGTTGACGTGGAAGCGGCGGGCGTCGCTGTCGGCGTCGACGATCGCCGCGGACGGCGACGAGACCGACGACCAGTTCTTCATCCAGGCGCTGCTGGATGCGTGGGCCGACAGTGTCGGGAAACGGTGGGCGGTCAACGCGCGCCGCGAGGTGTACGCGGCCGCGGACCCGACGACCCCGTCCTGGTTCGTGCTGCCCGGTGCCGGTGAGTTCGGCACCGACACCGACCTGATGGTCGGCAAGCTCTACGCCCGGTACAAGAAGAACACGACCGGGGACCTGGGCACCGTCACCGCCGGGGCCGGGCTACCCGAGGTCGCGATCGACCTCACCGGCCGCGGCACCCTCACCCAGGCCCAAGCCCAGCAGGTGCTCAACGGCATCTACACCAAGGCCAGCAAGCAGAAGAACTTCACCAACAGTCTGGAGCTCAACGCCACCCAGATCCTCACCCCGGGCGGTCTACCGGCGCGCCCGTATCGGGTGCGGGCGGGGCAGATGATGCGGTTCCTGGCGTTGCGGGATGAACGGAACGGCAAGCCGTACACCGACATCGTGCTGGGTGAGACCGAGTGGGACGCGGAGGCGGACACCGTCACGGTGACGCCGATCGACATGTCCAACCGTGACCTGGAGTCGTTCGTGGAAGAGGCGGGGGGGTCGATCGTCTCGTGACGCTGCAGCGCGGCTACAAACCTTTCGACGTGCGCCCGATCCTGCCGGGGGCGGCCACGGATGTGGCGGCCGCCCAGGCCACCGCCCAGCAGGCGCTCGAGGCAGCGCAGGGCGCGGTCCCGGCCCCCACCGAGCCGCCCGCGTCGTCGCCGGTGCCGACCCTGTCGGGCGGGATCCGCACGATCCTGGGCTCGTTCACGGCGGTGGCGGGGGCGACGGAGTACGAGCTGCACGTGGCCGGGGTGGCCGCGGGGGCGGCGGCGCCGACGGACGCGGTGGACGACACCAACCTGTCCGACACCACCAACGCGACCCTGTTTCAGATCACGAAGGGACCGGAGGTCACCCTCGGCACCAGCACCGACAGCACCGGCGACGGCACAGGGTCGGATGGTGACCTGGGGTCGACCACCACGACCGAGCTGCAGTACGGCACCGACTACTACGTCGCCATCGTCGCGAAGAACAACCTCGGGTCGGCTCCGGCGTCGGCGTGGACCGGGCCGGTCCAGTTGCGGCAGGCCGGGAACGCGGAGATCTCCGAGGACTTCGTCTACGCCGGCCAGGTGACGGCCGACCAGATCCAGACCGGCACCATGGCGGCCACCATCGCGCTCGCCGGCCAGTTCACCACCCGCGGCGGCGACACCACCGCCCCCGGGGTCGAGGTCGACCCCGACGGCATCCGGGTCTACGGGCAGGGCGACGGCACCAGCGACGCCCCGCTCAACATCTACCTGCCCGGTGACGGCAGCGACGCCCAGTTCGCCGGTGACGTCGCGGCCCGCACCTTCACCTCCTACCAGGGCGCGAGCCTGTACGGGGACGCGAACAACGTCAAAGCCGACGGCGGGCTCTACCTCGAGTCCGGGCAGGGCGCGACCAGTCTCGCCGCCCCGCAGGTCGATCAGGTGGTGCCCTCGGCGGCGATCGTCAAAGGGACGGTCACGGTCGCGGGCCACACCTTCGCGCTCAACCCCAAGTACTGCACCGGCTGGCAGTACGCCCCCAACCAGTCACTGACCACCGGCGGCACGAACATTTTCTACACCTGGCAGCATCAGGTGCTCTCCGACACCGCCGTCGGGATCTTGTGGATGGTCTACCTCGACGGCGACACCTGGCGCGCCGAGTCGGTGCTGACCGACACCACCGGCTACGACGCCGCCCTGGTGCGCTCTGACGGCGACACCGCCGCCATGTACTCCTGGTGGGCCAACACGCACTCGATCTACACCAAGAAAGGCGAGTTCGACTTCACCTCCCTGTCCGACACCCCGCCCGCGATGGCGCTGATGCCGGACGAGAGCATCCGGCTCGCCGAGGTCGTCCCGGACGGGTCGGGGAAGATCAAGTTCACCAACTTCTCCTGGGCCGCCGACGGCACCATCACCCAGACCAGCTCCGCCACCTCCGATGTGGCGTGGTGGGGTAACTCCACCCCGGTCGCCTCGGTGGTGTTCGGCACCTTCGACCTGCCGTCGAACTACCACGTGCTGACCGCGGCGACCAGCAACTCGGTCACCAACCGGGTCATCGGCCCGTTGACCGCCGCGAGCGAGGCCACCGACCTGGAGTGGAAGATGCCCGCCGGTGGCGTGGTCGGGCTCGACTACGACCAGGGCGCCGGGGTGTGGCGTGCCCTGGGGCTCGACGGCCGCCTCTACACCTTCACCACCAACACGTGGCGCGACGACACCACCAGCCGGTGGGTCGCGGGCGTCACCCAGGCCACCGCGTCGGCGGAGTCGCAGGTCGGCGCGAAGACCGAGTTCACCTGGAAGAAGCGGTGGCGGCTCACCGTCACCTCCCCGCAACTGGTGGCCCCGGCGACCCGGGCCGGGGTGTACCTGTGGCGCGGCGCCTCCGGGCTGCCGACCGACTCCCAGATGGTGCGGCAGGGCTACACCGCCTCCGGTGGCACCGTGCTCGCGATCGACAACCCGACCACCAGCGGCTCCGCACCCGGCACCGCACCAACCGCGGACCCGTGGCCGGTCTCGTCCCCGGCATGGATCCGGTCTCAGGCCACCGACGCCGACGGGCAGCCGCTGATCGAGATCAACGGCAACGGCCAGATCGGCCGCGACTCCGGTGTCCTTGCACCGGCGAGCGGGTTCAGCGGCTCCGGCATCCAGCTCAAGCGGATCGGGAAGCTCGTGTTCGCCAACGGCTACGTGGTCTATCCGTATACCTCCGGACAGCTGTCGAGCTTCACCACCTGCGTGGCGACGATGCCCGCCGGGTTCCGGCCCGCAGCGACCGTGACCTGCCCGGTGTGCGGGGTCATCAACTCGACCAACCAGGACCAGTACCAGATCACCACCGACGGGCTGATCCAGGTGCGGCAGTCCGCGGCGTTCGGCAACTAC